TTTGCCTTTTTACTTAAATCTTTAAAGTGAACTAAGGGCTTACTTGTTTTTGTATGTGTTTTATTGGTATGTAATTTACCGTTAGGCATTTTATGATAAGAACCGTTCCACACAGTCCCATCTTTTAAATAATGTTTAACTCCTTTAGCCATTTTTAATTAGCTGGAGCTTTAGGACATTCTCCATGACCATACATAGGTTGAGCTGAACCGCCTTTAGCATATTTCATTCTACCACCACCCATTTTTTTATCTCTAGGCTTCATGTTATACATTCCACCACCCATCATTTTTTCTCTTTTTTCTTTTTCGTATTTCATTTTATCTACCTGTTTAAAAAGTGGAGGGTCAATTAAGACCCCCCGAATTGATATTAGTCAATTGCGTAGAATGCACTACATAGAGCATCATCTCTAAGTACTTTCGCACCGTAGACATGAAGACCTCTAACAATATCACCAAACGATGTTGGGTCTCTCAACACTTCTGTTGAAAGGATAGTGTTAGCAGTAGCAGTAGAACTCATATGTCCAGCCATAACTTTACCAGTAGCCGTTGTAGGCGTAGCGATATTGTTAGATTTGTACATATCAAATCCTCTTAGTTTTCCACTTGAAACTAAACCGTTTCTGATTGAGCCTTGACCAGCATTAAAGTCAACAGAAAGAAGTTTAGAACCAGATTGTGACAACTCTTCATAGAATGAAGGAGGTGCAACAAACCATCTACCTTCTTCAGGTACATTCTGGTCGTCTAAAAGTCTTGCCATTCTTGCCATAAGGTCAATAGCATCTACACCAGTTCCGTCTGAACCTAATAGGTCGACAGAAGCTGTAGTTTCAGATACACCACCAGTACCGGCAGCAGCGTCTGCTCCGATAATATGGTCAGGTCCTGAAGCTGATACACCAGCAAACATAGTTGCTAAAACAGCAGCGTCATACGCATCTTTAAGAGCATATGCAGCAGAGCTTGAAGCAACTTCTTTGAAGTTCACATGTGACATATTTGTTTCAATATCATCTACGATGAATTTGAAAGCTTTAGCACTGTCAACAACCAAAGTTATTTCTTGGTCGGTTAGTTTTGTGTCAGTAGTATCGCTACCTCTAGTGTAGTCTGATACTGAAATGACAGGTTCTTTGATAATCTTTACAGAGTCTCCGTAAGCAGATATTTCACCGGCATAGTCGGTGTTAGTAATAGCTTCAACCACTGAGGCTTTTCTGAAAAAGTTTAAAACCTTTTTAGAGTAAACCGATGGTAAAAAGAAACTATTTGTTTGTCCTGCTACGGAGTTTGCAAAGTTAGCATCTGTATCTGTTCCGGGTTCAAAATATTGAGCCATGATACTTTCTCCTTGAGTTAATTATAGTTTATTTAACGATTCTGCCTTCTTGCATTGCATCTGATATTTCTTTTTCAAATTTATCAAATTCAGCAACACTCATTGCAGCAATCTCCTTTTCTGACCATACTCTCTGTTGCTTTGGTTCTACACTTGTTGTTTTAGTGGAGACCATATCTGCAGCAGATTTTCTAGTCGGTTTAGAAGATGACTTAGCCTTTGGGATATCAATACCAAAATCTTTTTTAAACAAATCTAAAGCACGTGAAGCTAGGTCGGCATCGTTAGCATTTGAGTATATCCAATCTTGAATAACTTTAGGTTGCTCTTTTGCCCAACCATGAAAGTCGTCACTGTTTCTGATATCTTCAAAATCAGGATGTCTTTCCATTAACCTTTTTTCTGCATCTTGTCGTACTAACTGATTCTCTCTTTCTTGGAGTTTACTAAGGCGTTCTTCTAGAACTTTTGCTTTAGTCTCCGATTGTAGATGTGCAACTGTTTCTACAACTTCATAAACATCAGGATATTGATTCTTAAATTGTTCGAGTTCTTCTTCAGTTTTTGGAGCTTTATATTCAGTTCTATTTTTAGTAGCTTCTTCTAAAAGTTCCTGTTCTCTGCTTTTAAACTCATTAAGTTTACTATCGTAATGCTTTTTTAAATCGTCATACCTTTTCTTGTAATCTGGTTTCTTATAAGGAGTATCCTTTTCAGTTTCCAAATTTTGTTTATTGACACTTCCTTCAGCATTCACTTCAGTTATATCATCGGTATCAAACAATTTATTTCTGTCAGTTGGTTCTTCAAAGAAGAGACCATCATCTGCAGATTTAAAAGGTTTATCTTCACCTTGGTGCCAAGTTTTTTTTGCATTATAAGGATTTGGCGTTTCCTCTTTTTGGACTGTATTAGTCATTTTCTTTCTCCTACTCAGGGCTTCGTTTAACAAGGTAGCTGCTATTGTCGACTATGCAGGGCTTGTTCTTGTAAAGGTAGCCTTTCGGTTATTATTATGATAAAGGGCTGAGTAATTAATTCAGGTAGCTTTATCTTCCATATCCTGCTCCATGTACCGGTGGACGTTTAAAAGCCATTTCCTCATAAAGAGGATTTTCTTTTTCACGTGAATCAAGAAGAGAACCACTTACACCAACTTGTTCAGTTTGTGGACCTTTCTCAACTCTAATAACTTGTTCAGTCATAGGGTTTTGCATAGGCATAGTTTCTTCTTTTAATTCACCACCTTCTTGAAGCGGTTGTCTTTCGTCTGCTTTAGCTTCAGCGTCTTTCATCATAGCCATTAAATTGTCAGCTCCGATTTCTTCTACAGCTTTTGCAGTAAAGACAAATTCTCCATCAGATAACCTAGCAGGTATACTGTCAGAGACTCCTGAACCCGGACCTTCAACAGGACCAGCTCCAGCAAATTCTTGAGCAACGTCTATGACTTTATCAAATATCATAGCTAGTTCCTCATCTTGTTCTAGTTTGGACATGAGCATATCTTCTTCTTCTTCTGTCAATGCTTCTTCCATTATAAATCTTGTATAGTTATCTTCCATTTCTCCATCAGGTTCCATTTCAGATTCCATTGGCGGTGTCATAGCCATCATCATTTGGTCATCTATTGAGCCACCTTCTTCATAACCCATTCTTTCAACAACTTCAGGTGCAACTTGTCTAAGAGCTTCTATACCTTTACCACCATCTTTCATTTCTGCTCTTTCTTCTTTTTCTTTTTTAGCAATCATATTGAAAACACTAAATACATTTCCGGGTTCTGCACCAGTTTCTTTTTCTACTCTGTTAATAATTTTTCTTACTTCAGGAGAAGACATGGTGTTGTTTTGTATGATATTTACTTCTTCTTTTGATACTCCTAAACCCATTAAATTATTAATAGCTTCTTGCATTGGGTCTTTTACTTCTTTACCCATTTCATATTTTATTCTATCGTCTTGTAACATCATATTTCTTCCTTCCTATTAATTGCCTCTTTAACCTGTAGGTCCAACTGCTCTAGGCGTACCAGAGAATTCACTTTCCCCTGCAACCGGAACATTTCCGATTCCGATGTTGCCACCACCAGTGCCTGTAGCTCCAAGTTCTTGAGGTTGTTGAGGTGTTCCTTGAATGCCTCCCATAGCTCCTTGTTGCCCGTCAGTAGGTTGAGCCTCTTCGCCAATTGTTTGTCCAGCATTTTGCATTCCTATTATTTGTGCCATGATTGCAGCTTCTTCAGGGTCATTGAGTATTTCATCAGGGTCTAAGTCTAAGCTGTAGGCAAGTTCACTTACGAGTTTAGAAATCTTAACAAACGGTGCAATAGCAGGACTTTGTGCAGTTTGTAAGAACATTGTCAATCTTTGAGAACGTACTTCTTTTTGCATCAAGCTATTTGTACCAGTAGCTTTAACTTCTAAATCACCTTTAACATCCAACTCATCTTCTAGGAATTGCATGTTCCACTGGAAATAAGATTCTCCAAGTGGCTTCAATAAAAAGTCATCAAGGTTTTTGATAACTGTTTTAATATTTAAACTTGATGCTCCTAATAACATAGACATACCAGAAGCAGTCCTTGTCATACTTTGAACACCTGTTTGTCCGTGTGAATAACTAGGTATACCTGTTTGTTCATCTGCAAGTTGTCTAAACTTATCAAACATCATTAAGTTTTCTTGTGATGTATTAGGAAACTTTAAACCGTGTATAGCTTGTCCCGGCATTCCAGCTTGTCTTCTAAATATCTTACCCGGATATATTTCCATTGATTGTCCACCTACTAAGGCAGACTCATCTACATCAAACACTAGAGAACCAGACATTGCTAAGTTATCTATAGCCATTCTTGCATGACCGTTCATAATCTGTTGCGAATCATCCATGTTTTCAGCTACACCAATACCAAAGAAGTTATATGGGTTTCTTTCGTATGGGAAAGCATTGTATGGTATTCTATATGGAGTGAATGGATTAAGTACAGCTCTTAACAAGTAAGTACCACATGTCCATATGTTTACTTGTACTTCATCTAGGTCATCAACAGTGTCGGGTAAGTCTATACCTACTTCTCTTGCGTACTCTGCATCCATCATTCCCCAGTATTCTAATACTTCGTAACTGTTATTTATATCTTCGTCACTTCTAGCATCATCTTTTAACTGGCTTTCAAAATCTTTTTCTACGTAATTAGCACCCATTTGAATAGCACTACGTATTGCATCTTCATCAAAGTAAGGCATATTACGTAACTGCCTTAATTGACTTCTATTCATTTTATGTCTATGGATAACGTATTCACATTCTTCCATATTAGTTGCGTTAGGGTCTGGGTAAAAATCCCAGCAACTTACAAATTCTATTCTTGGTACTCTAACTTCAAGTGGATTATAAACTCTATTACCTTCTTCATCTGTTTCCCACTTGTGAAGTTTTTTATTAAAGTTAAATGGTCCTTTAACAATACCAGTACCTAATAAAGCTGCTTCAAGTAAAGCATTTCTTAATTCTGAATTACCGTTAGACTCTTCTATTTGGTCATGGATAAGTTTTTCCATTCTTCTTGCAGCTCTTTGTGCAGGAGATAATTCAATGTTTTGTGGTATAGGACTTGTACCGTCTTTTAAAATACCAGCATCTTCAGCTTGGTCTTCAAGACTATCTTCAAAGATACCGTTATAAAAAGTAGCACCGGGTTTTAAAACTCTACCGTCACCTTCGTAACCAACATCATAAGGACTATCTATTCTGTTACCAATGTCATCAGGTATTTCCATACCTTCTGTAGTTTCTAATCCGGGTGTAGGATTAGTAGTATCAAGGTGTGCAAAGTTTGTTTCGCCTTCAGGTATTTTAGTTTCTGCTATCCCGATAGGAAACTTTCCTGTACCGAAGATAACATCAA